TCCACGATACCGAGAACGAGGTTCTCCGGATCTATGGCAGCAGCGCCTTCGGTGTGGATGACGGCGCCATCGGAAGAGATCTCGAAGCCAACCTTCAGGTTGCCGCGAACGTAGCTCTTCTTGACCAGGGACATGATCTCTTCGTTCTCCCATGCGGTCTTGATGACGTCATAGACGAACTCGGGAACTGCGACTGTGCCGCTTGCGTTCTCGGTCTTGAGGACTGTTCTCAGCTCGTTGGCGTCGATGTTGCCCTTGATGTACTCGGCAAACTTGTCGATGTACTCCTTGCTGTTTCTGGTGATGATTTCGTCCATCTTCTTGTTCCTTTCCTCCGGAGTCTTGTCCTCCGGGACCTCCTGAGCCTCTTCCTCTTCCTCGAGCTCCTTTTCGAGGTTCTCGATCTCCTGGCGAAGATTGCTCACTTTCTCTTTGTGTTCGGCCTCTTCGGCATCGAACTGTTCGACGGCTTCGGCAACTGCGTCGCGCTGCTCTGCAGGAGCCTCGTCAGTCATTTCTGCGAGAGCTTTCTCCAGATCTGCTTTTCTGGTCTCGAACTCTGCGTTGCGTTCCTCGAGCTTGGCGAGGGCGCTGCGCTTGCCGTCTATCTCCTTTTTGAGTAAAAGTGCTTTAAGCGCCATATTTACTCCTTTCTCAGCTTTTTAAGCTGCTCGTTTCTCCAGGCTTCGAACTCGCGGCGTGCCATTTCTTTGCGTCTTGCCTCAAGTGTTGCCGCATTCCTTGCGGAGACGCCAGTGTCTTCGTAAGCCGGGAATGTGCATATAGAAACCTCCCACAGTTTCACCCTGGTCAGATAGACATGAAGAACATCGCCGACTTTCTCGGTCTCATCGGCGAGCACGTCGAACCCGAAGCTGCACTGAGTGACGTCACCGCGCTCCACGCGAGCATAGGCGTTCATAGCGTCCTGGTCTTTCGGATTGATCAGTACGCGGCCGAACAGGCCGTGATCACGTTCTTCGAGATGCAGTGTTCCGGCAGTGTTCCTGCCGAGCACCAGTGTGGTGTCGTGGTTTATAAGTGCTCTTATGTCATCCTTCTGGAGTGTCTCCTCGAAGGCTCCTTTCCTTACGTGCTCGATAACATCGTCCCATACCTGGTACGAGGAATCGAATACCGAGAAGTATCCCTCTATGTAGAGGTCGTCGCCCTCGGCTCTGGTCTTAAACTCCGCAGCCATCTCCCTGCTGAAGCGGGAAGCGCTTGCGAGCTGGATATTATCTCCCATCTCTTCCTCCTTAATTGAGTTTCTTCTGATCTCCGGACTTGCTTGCCGGAATATAGTTCTCAAGGATCAGCAGCTCGTCGAGGCCGTCCTTCGGTTCCATGCCTATCTTCTCGCGGACCTCATTGCCTGTGACTATGCCGTGCTCCATGAGCCCTTGGTAGACGTTTGCCGTCGTCTGCAGGTCGTAGCTGTAGAGGCTTGCGATATTGAACATGAGATACCACTTCTCGCTGATGATCAGCTTCCTGGTCATTTCTTGTTCGATCTCGCGGCATATCGGACGGACCGTGTTATTTATAAACGCATTCCATTCATCCTGCTTGAACTCTCCGATACCCAGAAGGTACGGAGGCACGCCAAGGATGGACGCGACTGTTTTCTTGTCCAGCTGCACTGTAGAATCTATCGCGAGATCCTGCAGCGTCAGCGGCTTGATCTGGTCTATGCTTATGGCGTCCGCCGGGACCACCCAAGGCTCGCCGATTCTGTTTGTAGTTATATACTCGTCGATTAGTTTCTCCCTGCCTTCTTTGCTGGAGAATTGATCCGCGAGGCCGTCGACTCTAACTACCAGGGACGGCTTCCACTTACTCTTCATGAATCCCTGTTTTGTCGCGTCTGCCTGCCCGAGGCTGTCGACTACGCGACGCAGCGGGATCTGATACCCCTGACCTTTCCAGAGGTATCTCGGATCCGGATTGTAGACGAAGTGCAGAAGGTTGTCCGGATTGTAGGCCTTGCCGTCTATCAGGATCCTGTAACCAGCCGGGCTCAGTGTTTCGAAGGATACGCGGTCCATCGCTATCGGTTCCAGATTTCCGAGGAATCCCTTCGACGTATGAGGCACCACGATGGCGTTGCCCCTGCCGTAAAGAAGCATGTTCATGATCACTCCGGTCATGAACGTGGTGCGCGTCATCCATTTGTTCGGATTGATATCGACCTTCCGGGAGAGCTCGTTCTTGATGCGAATATCCCCCCGGTCTGTATTGCTCATCAGGTAGATCGTCATGCTGGCGATCAGCTTGGCGATCTCATTGCAGCCAGTTATGACTTCCGGGCACTCGGCCAGTGTCATATATCCGCCGGAGATGCAGATGTCTCCCCAGCCGAACTCCGAGCCGTCAATGAATCTGATGCTGCTGCGCACCTCCTGAGGCGGAGCCTGCCTGCGCTTAAAATAATCAAAAAGTCCCATGCTTTACTTCCACCAGTTCTCTGTCTTTTTCTGTTTCTCCATGTTTTCCAGGTAACACCTGCAAGCAAAAACCGACGCATCGAATAGATCTATCCTCTGAGTCGGCCTGACTTTTTCGTACTGAATCATATCGTCCGTCTTTTCAATAGCGTGGACGTTGGCTATGCAATACTCGTAAGCGTCCGAGTGCATATAATAGAGCTTGCCATCTTTGGCAGCCTTCTCTATATGCCGGAAGCCTTCCGACTTTGCCCAGTAATACTGCGGAGCATCTACCACATTAAAGCTCGCTGCCTTCATGAGTGAGTAGAACTCGCGCCCGAACTTTTTATCAAAAGCCACCTGTCGGATCTGGAAGCCTTTGGCCTTCATCTCCTTGAACCAGTTGACTATATCTGCGTGATTCACGGTCGGCGAATTGCTCATTGTGAGCCATCCATCGTCCGCCCAGCCGAACAGAGGAATATTGTCCTCGTCGGCTTTTCTATAAGCCGCTGCTATCGGGAAGAACGCATGCGTGATGACTATGTCTACGCCCTGGTAATTCCCATACAGCGCTGCAGCCGTGAGGTCGTGCAGCTTGGAGAGATCCGCGCCGCCGTACCAGTTGATCTTCAGCTTGGCAAGATCCTCGAGCGTCCAGTCGTAACTGCAATCGCTCTTCTGGAACTCGTCCAGGTCGAAGTATGCTTTCGTGGCCGATGTATAAATATTCAAAGACCTGCTTAAAAAGTCTTTGCGCTGCTGTGGATCATTCTGCGCCTGGAGCGCTTCGGTCATCATGTCGGAAGGCCTGATCGTGACTCCGTAGTTCGGATTTGCCTTCTCATGGTTTACCGGATCCAGATAGTCCACATCGCCGTTCTCGTCTGCGTCGGCTCTGGCTATGAACACAAACAGCGAATCGTCCTTGATCTGCCCGGTCACGACCTTCCTGGCGTACTCCATTCTGCGATAGCAGAAGGTGTTCGGATTGTCTCCGGCCGTAGTGATGCCGATCAGGAGCTTGTTCGTGTACGGTTTCATCGCCTCCTTGAATCTGTTGTACTCGGAGGCGCTGATGACGTGCATCTCATCCGCGATCGCTATATTGCAGACGAAGGAGTCATGCCCCTTTGGATTGCTTGCCAGGGCTTCTATCCGGAGGCCTTCTATGAGCTGGCCGTTCTCGTCCCTGGTGCCCCACTCGATGCTGCGTTCGACATAGCTGTCCAGGATCTTAAACTCTTCCTGGATGTTGTTCTGGTAGATCGAGAAGGTTATGTCGTCGAATGCCTGCCGGGCCTGCTTGGCCGTGCCGCCGACGATATAGATCCTTGAGTTGCTCGCTCTTTCCAGAAGGCCGAGCGCGAATGCCAGGCCTGCCATGAACAGCGTCTTCCCGGTCTTCCTGGCCATCATGTCGAAGGCTTCTTTGAACCTCCGCTCCTTGGTGCCTTTCCAGTGGAAGCCTACCACGTTGTAGACGATAAAGATCTGCCACGGCTCCAGGATCAGAGGCTTTCCCACAAGGCCCCGGCCCTTGAGATCTTCTCCGGTGTTGTGCCGGATGAAGTTCTGGATCACATTGATGACAAAGTCCGGCTCCTTGGTATGCAGGTCGAGATCCTTGCGCTTGATGTCGTCGAGGAACCTCCGCGCTGCCGCCTTTATTTCCACGCAGGCGATCTTCTTGCCGCTGTCGACATCTCTGGCATATTTGAGTGCTATGTTCTTAAACTTGCTCGTCATTCGAATGCCTTCAGAAGATCCGAGAGCCCGGTCTTCTTCTGGCTCTTCATAGCCTTCTCGTCAATCTTTTTAAGGCCTGCCGGAGTCAGTCCGAGGTCTCGCCAGTATGCTAGGGCTTGTGTGTTCAGCTCGTTGTATAAGGTCAGCAGTGGATTCTTGACATAGTTCACGCTGCCACTGGTATTTGTATGCTCTACGACAGGCTCGGAGCCTTCCCGCTTATACTGCTTGTTTACCTGGTCGCGCTTGACCAGGATGTCCGCCAGCATGCTTATAACGCTGTCAAAGTACGGCCGATAGGTGCCCGCAGCAAGGCATGCGTTTTTTATCGTTTCTTGCCATTTTTTCGAAGTCACCCTCAACACCTTCCTCAAATGCCCTCAGAAGGCCGTTTTTAGCCTGTTTCAGCCACTTTTTCGCGCGCGTTGACATATATGTCGGCCTGTCCCGAAAAACTTTTTTCGCGTTTTCGCCGTATATATACAGCCC